GGTATGAAGTCACCCACCCGCTGACCAGCGCCGTTGCCTTCATAGAGTATGGGGAGGAACTGATCTGTGGGTTTGGTTATGGTTGGGGCTGCAAGGTTAGAGGTCAGAACATTTATATAATCTTCATACCCACTAGGTGCAGAAAACGCATAAGCCGTCTGTCCAAAATTAACACTGGGTGTCCGTCCAGCCGCACCAGCACCATTACTTACTAGGATATACCAATCTTCAGTTGTTTGGAGACCTGAATATAGACTTTCTGGAGTACCCCCATCGTAATTAGCAAATAACTCTCCATTAACAGCATCTACAAAAAAACCTATAATCCCTCCCGTGCTATAAGTTCCTAATGATGTCAACACAAACGTGTTATCATGCACCTTTCGGATGCCGCTAGTAGCTTGAACATTCATACCCCATGCGTATACATTAATCCTTGCCTGTGGACTTGCGTCTGCCGTTCTATCCAACCATCCAGACTTAGTTATTATTGCAACAAAAGGATCATAACTATTTGAAGGAGCATCAGGGTCCCACTCCCAACGCCATGTACCAGTACCGGCAGGCATGACAATCGTACAGGCATTTTCTTTCATTGCGGTATTATAAGCGTATTCAAGGTTTCCGTTAGCTAAGACCAATGAGTTAGCATCAGTACTATCCACAGGATTAATAACGCAATAATTCCCAATCGTCGTGCCGCTATCGGTGGGACTGTCGGTGGTTTGGTTTGAGGCAGACATACTAACTGAAGTAAAATCGTTAGCATTACCAGATACGTCCTTACCTAAATCGGAACTATCTTCAAAATCCAGCCAGAAACCATTCGTGCCAAATGTTAATGCGGAAGGATCTACTGGTATCCATACTCCATCGGAATTAAACTCACCGAAATCAGAAGCGGTATAAATAGTTTCAAGAATCAGAATAGCTTCAGCTTGATAGCCGTTAAAAAAGTCAGCATTAGTATAATTAGTTCGACCAAGACGCTGGGCAACTGTATGACCAAAAAATCCATCATCACTTGCATCAGGAGCAGACGACGTATTCCATGAAGTAATTTCAACGCCGTTCAGATACATGCTAATGGTAGCACCATCTCTAGATGCAACCAGATGATACCAAGCTGAAGGATCACGCAAGAGTCGATCAGTTGTGTAATTAGATTGTGTTATACCACCCACACCGAAATCATAAATTATCGCACCGTAACCACTACTATTATAATCGCCTAGTCGGATTCGTTCGTAATCATTTCCACTGTCGCCAGCCCATATTATAGTTTCACCATCAGATAATTTAGCACAAGTTTTAAACCAGATTGAGATTGTCCATTTAGTACGGGTTGTAGATGTACCACTGGGAGTAAAAGTAAGATAATCGGCTGTCCCATCTAACATACATGAGTTATCAATCGTGTAGGCAGCCGCAACTGCCTCTTTACCAAAAAACTGGTTTGATCCGAAGGGTCCAGACATTTTAGGTCACATTAGCTAAGGCTAACTGGGGAGTGCCGAGAGCAATTTTGTTAGCCGCCCAACAGAAGTATGGAATGACATCGATTGCCGATGCGGCGGTTGAGATCGTCAGGCTTGCACCGGGAGCATAAAACTGAGTACCAATAGAAAGCGTTCTCGATCCCGTTCCGTCTTGCTCAAATATGATTACACCAGACTGCCCTATACTTTCCGTCGTTGGGTTAGACAGCGTCACGTTGCCGGTGGCCGTCAAATAGAAGTTCTGGTAGGTATCGAAATCCAGCGTCATAGCACCCGTACTTGTTGCGTTGGCATAGACGCTCGCATAAGCAGAATTAGCAAAGGCTACCTTGCCACTTGAAACGATACGAAGTTTCTCCGCAGCCGTTGCACCTGCCGTCATAAGGTTGAAGACAAGGTCAAAATCCTCTGCTGTAGACGACACATCAGTTGTAACTGCGTCTATCGTTACGCCCGTTTCATTATTGCCAGCCGATGTTTCAACAACATAGGCAATACCCGCACCGATACCCGCAGCAGGACTACCTGAACTGGTACGCTTAACCGTAAGAGGATCAATTACAGTGGTGGTGCCACTATCTTCAATGGCGCTCGTTGTTCCACCAGTAACCGAAAAGGCTCCTGCGCCAGTCATGCGGCCAACCTCTGCCGCTGCCGAACCTCCAGTCATGTTCTTGAAAACAAGATCGAAAACTTCGGCACCAGAGGAAACATTCGTTGTAAGGGATTCGATAACGCTTCCCGTTTCATTATTGCCAGCAGCAGTCTCCGTTATAAATTCTGCCCCCACACCGATACCGGCGGCTGGAGTCCCATTGGAAGTGGTGCGCTTAACGGTAAGGGAATTCAAAACAGTATCCGCTGCCGAATCTTCCTTCGTTGTGGTAACCCCCGCCGACGCCGTTACGGCACCTGTGGCCGCTACCGTACTTCCAGCCGTTACCGCTCCATCAATCGCGGCAGCGCCTGTGCATTCCAAGGTCGTGATTTGAAGATCACTAATAGCATTGGCAACGGCCCCATTAGTCGCACCTGCGCCATCGCAGTAAATAATTGTGTTTTTACCATTCTGAATGGTGACGGTAGCTCCAGAAGACCCCTGCTTCATAACGAGATTATAAGGCCCACTGGAACCAGCATCGGTGGTGGCATTGTCAATAATGAAATACGCTTTCGTATCGTTGGGGGCTATCGTGATGGTACATGCTTGACTTAAAGCACCTGTAAACTTGATAACACGATACATGCCGTTTTCAACATTGGAGGCACCATCCGTTGGGGAAGACGCAGCAACTTGCAACGTTGCGGTAGAAGCATCTGACAAGGCAACCGCAGTAGAAGACACCAATCGATCAACAATATCCCAGTTGTAATTGGAGGTAGTTCCCCAAGCACCGGACTGTTCGCCGGTAGCCATCTCCTCAATGCCGTAATTACTCGTAAAACTTGAAACCATAATTCACCTCTATGCCGCTATCTGCGTCCAATTAGGAGTTTGAGAAGTATCAATGGCACTCCATACCAAAGTCGTTGCTATAGATCCTGTGGCCGAAACTCCGGTTACAACAACGGTTTTCGGTAAGACTACTGATCCTATGCTCCCCGCTAAAGCTGTCGGGGCCGTTACAATAAGATTGAGATCTCCTTGTACCGTTGCTGTTCCCACTGAACTGGCTGCGGTTACAGCTGTCGGTATAACAATGGTTGCGGTTACAGCTGTCGCCGTTCCAGCTGAACTTGCTAACGCGGAAGGAGCGCTCGGAGTTACAACGGCTCCTGTTGAAACGGTAACTGAGGCGGCTGTACTGGCTAATGCAGAAGGAGCCGTTGCAGTAACTATTATCCCTCCCAGTACCGTTATCGTTCCTAGTGAACTCGCCAGAGCAGAGGGCGCGGTAGGAGTGACCGTCATATCTGTGGCGACGGTAACTGTTCCTGCCGAACTCGCCAGAGCAGAGGGCGCGGTCGGAGTGACCGTCATCCCCGTGGAGATCGTAACTGAAGCAGCCGTACTGGATAGCGCAGAAGGCGCTGTAATCAGAACCGGCGCTTCTTCTCCCCAAGTTCCGCTGCCCCATGTTTCTCGTCCCCAACCAGTAAGTTCAGCCACGGTGACTTACCTACGTTATGCGAATGATGGCCGTCGATGACCCATTAGCAGGATACTGAATGGTGAAGTCTCCACTGCTGGAGGATTTATCACCACCAAAATCCAATGAACAGACACTAGGATACGCAGCGTGATTAACCGTCGAACCCGTCCCCGCACTACTCAAAGTCGAATTATAGATGACTGCCGAACGCGCATTGGAAATGCTTGACGAAGCCCAGGTCGTATCCGCAAAATCAAGGAATGCCGTATCAGAGCTTAACGTGGAAGTGACGCTCGCTAAAGCCGCCCCACCCGCAGTATAAACACCATCACTGTCGGTCACTTCGTTGGTTGCAACATAACCCGTAGTGTCTTTATCCGTAGTGGCGCTTGAAGTGAACATGGCAATTTTGTAGGTATCCGCCCCAATCGCGCTGGAACCAGTGCGAGTGTGCGGGGTCCAAAAATGAATTCCAGACAGGATTTCCTGCTTGAAGGTATTACACATTGCTGTGGTACTCATCTCACAATCTCCTTATAATTTCAGCCACGTCTTCGTGACCTTGCTCTTTCATCAAAGCCCATATAGTCGTCCTCTCACTCTGGGCCATCTTATCAAAATAAAACATCAAAACCTCTTTTATTTTATCACGGTATTCAAGAGCCTGATCCTGAAGAGGCTGTGGGGCCGTATCGGAAATCCCAATGATTTTATTCAATGCCATTTCAGCCAGTTGATCTACGCTATGACCTCCGTCCGTGGAGGTGAAGATCTGTACTTCTCCTATACCATTTTGTGCGTCCGCATCGAACATTATTGCACCGGTTTCCGTAACTCATCATAGCGGTATTCATCATGGGTCTGTTTAGCTTCCCCAAGATTTTTCAGCCAATTCAAAGATTCCATGAAACGGTTGTTATACAACGTCAACAGATCCTGTTCGCCCTTCATAAAGGTATAGGCTTCCACCAAGCTCCCATAAAGAAGCGCCAATTCTGCATTGGTGCCTAACCAACTCGTTCCGTCAGAAGTGGTTGTAATAGAAGTGGGGCGATAAAAATAATGCAATTCCATCGTGTAAGAGGAATCCGGGGTTGGAGCCAATAAAAAGGTCGCGTCATCCCAATCAGCATAATACTCAGGTGCCCCCGTAGTGGTTGGGTCAGGCGTAAAATCCTGTAAAAAAGTTACCTGCTTATATAGTAAAAATTCGTTCGCAGAATCCTTAACCACGCTTAAAGAATAAGGGGCTAGATAATCTGTGGGTTTCCCTAAAAACTTGTTAGAACTACTGGATGTTCCGACTGAATTTTGACGAAAAACGTCTAGTTGACACTCCTTTAGTACTCGTTCTTCCGCATTTAAAATGAAGCGGGATAATTGGCTAACAAAGGTACTTTCAGCATTATCCGTATAATCCTGAATAGCCGTTTTAAGAGTGGTGAATGTAAAAGCCATGCTACGCGCTCAAAGTGACAGGACCGGCAGATGCCGCACCTCCACCCCCTTTTATCACCCCTCCAGATGTTTCTGAAGAGCCACTATCGCTTACGTCAAAGCTATACTGATCATCATTCACTTTTGTGATGGAATAGCCACTTGCATATTCTACAGTAGCCGCCGTAAACCCAAAAGTTGCAACATTTCTAAAACGTACAGTGTCTCCTGTCGAACGCCCATGCCCTGGTTCAAATACGGTAATTACACTGCTTCCAGAATCCCCTGTTGTAAAAGGATTAAACTGCAAAAGAACTAAAACAGGATTTTCAGTGCGGTCTGGACGCGGATCTCTCAAAGCTTGTGGATCTCCTACAACACGCACAGGGTTGAGTTGAGGTTGTTTAGCTTCCCATTCATCATAACCTACTAAAAATCCAGTCCATTCCTTCCGCATATGCCTTAATTTATATGCGGCTCCAGATCGATCTGAAATTCCCAAGGCATATTTATTAGAAGCATATTTCGCCATGATCACCCGGCATTTAAAAAAGTATATGTTGGAACCAGACTAATAGAGGGAATGTCACGATCTTCTTGAGCCGCTCGTTCAAACTCTTCTTCATATAATCCTTTAAGAAGAGCAACTTTATCCGGCACTCGTTTGAGCGCCAGATAATAAGCCAATCCAGCAGCCAAGCAGGGGTAAAAACGGAACGGCATCTCAACCGTATTGGCTGATGTATCCGCATCATCCATACGAACCAATCGATCATAGATTAATTGATCCGTACTATTTTCCGGAGACGGCCACACTAAAACAACCGGCGTAATTTGACGATTTACATAATATTGAACAGGTCGGCCCGTTGTAGTTTTGTCCGGAATCGTCAGGTAGGTATCGCGACTAACGCTATTAATGGAAATATCCTGTCCACTACGCCTAATCACCGCAGACAAGGTATCAATTGTAGCTTGAACGTTTTCAAGAGATACAGCGGAAGAAACCGTAGTGGTAGCCCCACTTGTGCCACCCGTAATAGTTTCTGTGGCTACAAAAGTTCCGGAAGGCACCGTAATAGTCATGGAGGTGGCTGTAGGCGCGGTAATAATTGCCGCTGTGGCCGCGCTAGTACCCCCGGTGATCGTTTCCCCTATAGTGAAACTACCACTGGCCGCTACACTAAGGGTTATGGTTCCCACAGGATATTCAAGGATTCCAACAATAAGGTTTTGAGTAACCCGCTCAATGGTCCATTGATTAAGACCACGATTAGCCCAATCCGCAAACAGAAAATTCAAGGATCGACGTGCGGTTCTCGCATCGTAACCAGTGCGTAGTTCCAACCCGCAACGTTCAAAAGCCTCTTCTATGTATTCTGCTACATTAGGCTGAAAATCCTTAGATGCCGACACAGCCATGAGAAAAGAAACCTTTCATATCAATAATCTTTGATCATTCTCAAGACCACGTTGTAGGAATCTCCCGTAGTACCGGCACCTGTTGTTGTAAACAGTACATCTCCTACAGGACTCGTTCCCAAACTAGAAGAGATACCGCCAAAGGCGCTCATGTCGATGTGATCTGTGAAGTCCGCTGGAAGATGCATCATAAAGATATCGGTACTTGCATCAGAAAGGATTTCTACCGTCAAGCCTTGTGTAGAATACCATACCTCCGCAATACGAACAGCGGTACAAGCATCCCCATCCGCGCTAGATTCTAACGCAGATACATCCACTTTCGTAACGGCAGTTTCATTACCTGCGTCAACATACTGATACGTAAAGCTCATCACCGCTTGTCGAGGACCATCAAGAATGGTGGTCGATGTCACTACATCTGCCATGGGAGATCTCCTATTCTTTAATCAACCCGGAAAGCACCATCGACTTGTGTTTAGCACTACCGGGAGGCGGAATCTCCAAAGAAGCCTTTTTCTTTCGTCCAGGCTTCTTCTTTTCCGTCCAAGCCTCATTTTCAGGCGTAGCTGGATCGTCTCCCACAAACTTACCTGAAGTAGTCCGTGTTCTGGTTTTTGCCATGTCTCACCTATTACGGCTGCTTGCCGTATTGAGTCATACCATCCGTGGTGCGTTGTGCTACCGTCAAGATATAGTCACAATCAACCTTATTGGCCGCAGCTTCACCAGCTACCGCAGCAAGCCAAGTAGTCATCTGGGTAGTTGGAATAGTTGTAGTTGAAGCGGTCGTTGTAACCAATTTACGATCAACATAGAACTCAACGATGCCCGTTCCACGCACAATGAAGCCCAACCGACGATCACCACTGATTGTGCCACCGGAAACCGAGCCATCAGCAAAATCAATACCTGTATCGGTGGAAGTTTCAGTACCCCCATTATCGCAAACAGCATTAATAGAAGCATCACCATCAGAGACCAAGAAACCAATCTGATCATTGGTGGCAAAAGGCACCGTTGCGCTGAATGTGCCGTTTATACAAAGCCCAACGAAAATATCCATTTGATCCGCATCCGTCGTAACAATGCGAGTTTCAAAGAAAATGTTCTTGTTGGCTTCGGCTTGCCAGATTTCATTGCCTTGAATAGCAGCACCAGTGTCATCTGATCCCGTACCAGCAATCTCATACCATCCACCAACGGCATCAGCGAGAATAGCGCCTGTGCCACTTGTGAGTTGTGAATAGGTCCAATCATTAGTGCCATCCACCGCAATCCCAATAAAATCTTCATACTGGAAGACGTAATCAGGATTGGATTGGATTGGAAGATTAGTGAACCATGTGCCGCCAGCGGATTGGGTTGCCCCACCGCTATATGCCACTGGTCCTGAAAAACGTGTAGTACCCATGAGTACCTCCTTACGAAAGGTTTCGCCCTAGAGTCTTCGTAAGCGTCTGCTGGGACAGTCGCTAGGGCTAAAATGCTCCCAGAGGAAATGGAGGGGGACGAACCCCCTCCAAACCCGGTTTATGCTCCAGGTGATCCGAAGACACCGCGAGGATCAGACCAACCGAACACGTAGCGTTCGCGAGCCTTATACCTAACGTTACCGGTGTCAAAATCACCTTCCATCGAAGTCCTAACGGCAGTCCGATTAAAGCCCTTCAAGCCATTAGGAGCATCCGTCCGAATAAACCACGCATCCGTGTCGGTAAGGAAATGGTTAACGGCATAACCTTCCGGAAGCATACCCATGTTCCGAATAGCATTTATGTCGTTATCCGCCGTACCTGGACGCAAGGTCGATTCAAGCAGACGATCAGAGGTGAACTGAAGTTCCTTTGGAACAATCATTCTCGTCCCCTTAACAGCAACCTTCAGCCCGCGCTCATCAACGAAACCAGCAATATCAATGAGAGCTTGCTCAAGGCTAGTCTCATTAAGATCCGCTGCTGTTGAAAGCTCGTTCCGGAAGGTGTTTCCGTTAAGAAGAGTATGAGCGGTTGAGCAAAGCTCAAGACCGTCACCACCTGTGTAGGTGCTGTCGAAAGCGTTATTGAGAACTGCCGCCGCTTTGACCTGCTTGGTTTGGCTCATGCTACGAGCCAGTGCTTTCGTATACCTTGCAGACAAACGATCATACAGGTTGTCTTCCACAGCTTCTTCCGTAATGGAGAATGCCAAAGCAATCGTCTCCATCGTGTAACGAGCCGTGTAGACTTCCTGTGCATCGTCATAAGTAACAGCAGTGCCTTCGCTCTTCGTCGGGGCGGCTCCAAAGCCACTCAGCATGACCTCTTCTTCAAAAGCACGGTCAGATGTTTCCATATCGAAAATCATCCTGCTTTCGTCGTCATACTGATCGTACTCAAGACCAAACAAAGCATTAAGGCCGGGTTCTAGCTCTTTAACAAGTTGTGCGCGTGAAATAGCCATGTGTCAGCCCTCCTACAAGCCGGTTGTCGAAATAGTAGTACCGGCATTAACTGAAGAGGCACCAGCGTTGAAATGATTATTAAACCGCACCATTACTCCAATGCCCGAAGCCGTGAAATCCTGATTGTCGGGATCTTCACTCCAACCCAGAATTCTCAGTGCAAGAGTATTGGTAGTATTGATACCTGCCACGCCTAGCTGTGCCGCAGATAGGCCTGTCGTTGTCGAGCCATCTTGTGCCCCATAGTTAGACTCTGAACTAAAGGGCGCATTAGAGAAAACATGCCCTCGTAAAGTAGCCTTCGTTGTTAGAGACGCATCCGAACAAATCACAAAGACTTGACTAGGATTGTCATAGACTTGCGCTCTAATGGGGTGATTACTATCGGCACCGGAACCGGGCCAATAGTTTTTCCAAGTGGGTTTTCCGGTTGTCGAATCCACGTATTCACAGCCCCAGAACACACCAAGTTGACTTACCGAACCGCCAGCCGCTGCTCCGCACCGGTCAATATAACCGGTAGCAAGAGGAATGACGGGCATACCCTGGTAAATCGCATTAGTGTTTCCGTTAGCAATTTCATACATGGTATAGTTGGAAAACCCAGTGGTGTTGGAAGCCGTTCCCTCAATCGAAATGGGACGCATTCCAAACGCCTTTTGAGTGTTAGCCATACCATTTGCTCCTTAAACAAAGCAGAGGTTACAAAAAAGAGATCCTATTCACTTTTACTAGGACCACCAAATGATACACGCGATTGGCGTTCAGGTTTCTGAATAGCCATCGAATGATGCTGGCTTTCCTTCATAAGATCGTTGTCAACGGCTTGCATAGCATCGGCGCTTTGTTGCCGAAAATATTCCTTCCGTTCTTCAGCAGTCTCAATCGGGATACGAGCCAGCAACAACCCACCCACTCCAAAGACACCTTCATACTTACCGCTGTCCATAGTCGGAGCCTCAAAATCAGGGTATTCGTCTTTTCGCACCAATTCCCACCCTTCTCGCATTTTGGCGGAAATATTCTTACGATCATCAAAACCCCTAACTTCGGCTCTTATCCAACGGTGTACAAAGCCTTCTGGTGGATTAGGCGCGTCTAATAAAGACGGGGGTGCCCAAGGTTTACGCTCCGTCTTGGAAGCGCGAGTCTTGGAAGCGCGTGGAGTCCGATCAGTCGTTGTATCAGTCATAATACCATTCTCCATCACGTTGCTTCTTTAAGTCGTAGACTGTGTTTCGCGTACTCATCTAATGGAACACCCAGCTTTGTAGCAATCGCTACCTCGCTAGGAGAAAGTCTCACTGTTTTGCGTCCAGCTTTGCTAGAACGAGTGGCAGAGGCGACGGCCTGTTGAGGACGGCGTCCTTCTGAAATGGGAATATCTGCTCCTCCATTGAACTTATGAGGAAAAGCTTCCCGAATCCGTTTATCGATTTCAGCATAGTATGCAGGAGAATTTGTGTCAAAGTTTTCCTCTTCGATCAGTTTCTTGTGAATTCCGAAAGCTGCGAACGTCATAGCCTCATCTTCACCGAACCAATCGTTATCAGAAGCCCACGCTTCGGCCTTTGGATCAGGGCGAACCGGAGCTTGCGGCATTTGGGGAGCCGCTTGGGCGGGTGCTTGCGCGGCCATTTGTTGCAAACGGGCCTGTTCCGCTTTCGCCGCTCGCACACGCTCTTCTTCAACCGCCAACTGTGCCAGCTTCTTATTCAAATCGACTTGAGCCGTGGTGTCGTTGGTCGCTATGGCTGTTTCCAGATCCTTGGAAATAGCTTCGGACTGAGAGGCAATCCGATCCCCGTACTCGCTCACATACCCTTCGTCCAAGCTGTTGACGCGGGTTTTAAGCTGCGAGTTTTCCTGTTGAACGTTACGGGCATAATGGATTGCAGCTTCTTGCTGCCGTTCAGCCTCACGCACCTTTTTGGTCAACTTGTCGATGCGCTTCTGAACTTTTTTGCTGTAGTCCACATGCTCGTCGGAATCGTCTTCCTGGGAGACAGCAACGGTTTTACTTTCAACCTGGACGGGTTCCTCGTCTATTACAACGGATACGGGATCTCCTTCACTTGGAAGATCGACTAAAGGCTCTTTAGATTCAGGCATGGGACTTCTCCATGTTAAATATGCAGGATATCTTCAGGGTCCTGTATGACGGCTATGACTTCGTCGTCGTTCAATATGCGTACCTCGCCACCGTCAATCCTAAAACGAGCGCCAGCATATCTTCCAAAAATGATCCAATCCTTTTCCTTGCACCAGGGGCCGTTGGGAAATTTTTCCTCGTCCTTATACGCCAAAGGTCCGGTGCGTAAAACATAACCACACACCGTGGCTACCGCTTCACGATCTACCACGGTATCCGGCAAGAATATCCCAGCTTCTGTTTTTCCTTTTCCACGATACGGCAGGATCAACAAGCGCCACCCCGTAGGCTTGGGAAGTCGCTCCAATGAGGAATCCTCTATTTTGTCGGGATCAAGGATCTTCTCCTCGACGGCTATATAAGCATCCTTTAAAGATACGACCGTGTCGTCTTGTGTTGCTTCAGGCATTTTATTCCTCTGTTTTGTCCAGGATTTCTCTTATTTCATCTCTTATATAATCTAAACTTTCAATAGAACCAACCAATTGTTTGTATTCGCTGATATCTTTGATAGAGCCACTCAAGAGCATTTCACTAATCCTGGCCCTTCGTTCGTCTATCATCTTGTTGAGATGCTGGGCCAGTAAAATACCGTCCACCTAAAGTCCTCCAATTTTCCCAAAATCAACGGGTATCGTTACTTGACAAGCCATAAGAAGAAACATCAATCCTATAATCATAAAAAGCCAAAAAAGGCTGATCAACCATGTCCTCATGCCCGTTTTTTCTCAATCTGCCACGCCCTGGCTTTCGACATGGCCCGATTCCCAAACCAAAATGCCAAAATTGCACTAAAAATTGCCGCCGTCTCCTGGTCCCACGCCATATCCACGGCAATCGTCCAATCCAGGTTCTGGTTGACGATCATTGCATAGATCAGCGTTCCTTTTGTGGCTGAAAACATCAAGAAGAAGAGGTAAGTAACAACAGGGCGCACAGAACCCCGCAAACTATTGATAAATTTGCCAGAATCGATACTTCTATCATGCGCGTAAAGTCCCTTGGTTTCTTCAATTTCCGCTTGAGCGTCAAGCTCCTGCACTTTCAACTTTGAAAGTTGCTCTGCATATTGAGCCTGTGCGGCGAGCATTTCCAATTGATGAGCATCAGCTTGTTTTTGCTTAAAATACCCAAGAATCTCCGGAATTATGGAGGTTCCAAAGCCCATTAACGTGCCCAGCAAACTGATCATTAACGTTTGCCATTCATATAGGCCGTCATACCCATATATGCGCCTACCACCCCCGCTTGGCCGATATAAAACAAGCCAAACAGGTCAGATAGCGCATTAATGCGTGTATCGGGGAATATCGGCAAAAAGACCATCACTGTGAACACAATCATCGAAATCATTGCAACCCACGCCATATGGCGTTGGGCGTCGGCTTTTTCCTCCGCTGTCTGGTGTTCGTTAATAGCTTTAACGGTTGCTAGTTCCTCGTCACTGACAATATCATCCCCATCCACGTCATATCGCTTGGAACGAGGCGTTGTTTTCGCAGCGGCCACAAGGTTAACAGTCGTAAAAATAATCGTCCCTTAATGCAGCGCCCATGCCACGCTTTTTGACATACCGCATATCCCCCTTGGAAACATCGGGAGTGGACACTTCTTTAGGACCGTTATAAGGAACAAACCCCTGGCCCTTAATCACTTGCCCCTTGCGAATGACGCCAACACCGTCGCCTTTTTTGTCTTTAGCCATAACTTTCTCCTACTGCTGTCTCTGTTTCATCAACTCACGTTCGCGAGCCGCGTTAATGCGGGCGTCTGCGATATCTTCTGCCGATTGTATGCGTTTCTCGCCAAGATCTGCATTAATGGCGGCTTTCTGCTCTTCCAGCTGCAACCGCTCCTTGTCCATAGCGGATTCGTTGGCATCCCGTCGTGCCCTAATTTCCAGATCCTTCTCTTTCAAGGCAATCAACGGATCTTGTGAAGTCTCTCCACTTATCTGATTACTCAATGCTTTTAGCTCCTGCATACCTTCTGCAATTAATTGCGCGACCTGGGATTCAATCTGCATCATTTCTTCCGGCGTAGGCTCGCGGCCACCAAGCTGTGGCGACAATTCAGTATAAACCTGCTCCTTCGCCTTCAACGAAACGTGATCCATCACGTGCTTTTGCAACGCCATCGTTACGCCGGGTAACTGACCCACCATGGAAGAGGAACCGAACACCATATGAGCCATGATGTGCGCGTTATGGTTTTGCCCCTCAAAGGCCATAAGAGGCAGATTTTCCAGGGATTCCGAATTCTCTAACGCCGGATCTTTAGGCTTTGGATCACCCTGGTCCACAGGCTTGAGAATGTTGTCCACGTCCGGGACGCCAATCGCTTTATACATGCGACGGTATGCTTCATACATGTTGTGAAGATCCGGCGCAGATTGCGCCAGCTGAAGCTCCGTTTGAGCCAGTGTGATACGCTGCGACATTGAGAAGATATTCGGGTCCGAAACCGGGATAATATCGACACGATCATCAAAGTCCTTTGCTTTAACGGTGCGTTCTGCACCTACCACGTTATAAGGATATTCGGGCGGAAGAGACTCCCCAAACACCCGCGCCAGCAGCATGAACTCCTCTTTCTGGGCATAATGCAACCGTTTGTGAATAGCGGACATGACTTTCGCGCCCTGTTCCAAAAGCGCAATCGTCGTTCCCACCGCCGCCTGTTGGTTGCCGTCACCAACCTGAATATCGGAAACGGCTGCAAACCGCCGTCCCGCATCGACACAAAAACCCATCAACTGGAACAACGTCTGATCCGCCCCTTTGTAAGGCAGCAGCATCAATGAATCGCGAATAGCGCCACCCGGTGCGTCGATGTCCCTGAATTCGCCGGGAGCCAGCGGTTCGTCGTCGTTCCGGATGCGTAGACCTCTGGCCTTGAACCCGGCGGGAAGGTTTGAAAGCGTACCGGCGTCGATTAACTGGCGAAGTGCCGCCGTCGCCGTGCGGCTCAAACCGCCAATCATGTGAATCAGTCCCAGGCCATAGAAGCCAAACCCCGGCAGGAATTTAAAGTGGGCAAAATACTGGATCTTGGTCTTTTTGGGATCGTCGGGGTTCCAGTTGCGACGAATGCTTAAAACCGTACTATTGTCCTCCGACACGGTAACGATATAAGGCAGCTTAATTCCCGTAGGCTCTTCGGCCTCGTCGCGGTCTTCATAGCCTTCGATATCCAGATTGACGTGGCACTCCAGCAAAGTCGCGTCCCTATCTAAAAAGGTCGGCTCAATGCCGCTGATGTCGTCCATCTCGTCCCGTACCTGGGACTGGTCTTTCTGGTGAGGCGTCACCGGAACGTCTTTATAGAAACCAGCCACCTGCTTCTTGCGTAATTCGTTCTCCGACAACTGAATAACGTGCGTCACGTTTTCAGCCGTCTCCAAATCCGTCGCCGTGTACGGAACGATCAACTCTTCCGCCGGAACGAACTTGCTGACTGCCCGTCCCAGGAATTCGTCGTAATAGACCTTCTTGAAGGTAGATCCGGACAGCGGCAGATAAAACAACATCTGGTCAACTTCCGGCGTGTATTCCGTCATCACGCAGGTAAGCTGATAGTTCATGTAATGACGCACCCGTTCCGCCTGATCTTCGACAGCCGGGTCTATCTTACCCATAATCTTGGTGTGAACAGGCCCCCCTGCGGGAAGCATCTCCCCGAAAGCCTGGGCCTGAAACTGCGTCACCGCTTCGGCCAAAAGCGGATGCGTTACGCCGGTTGCTCCCCGAAACGGTTCAACCCGGTCTTCATACTTGAAGCCAAGAAGCTCCAATCCGATAGTGTAGGCTTCCTCCCAATCCTTGCGTCCGCTCTTGTTGCTTTCGTATTCGTCCATCAGCGTCGAAGAAATGGCCGACAAAACCCTGTCGTCCACCGTTTCGGCCAGATTCTCGTAAAAGCCCTCCTCGCCAACGACCGCGCTGGGATCGAAGTCGATCACCACGCCGCCGTCTTCCTCCAGTTCGATATTGAGGTCCGGAGTTTGGATGAGGCTCCTGTCTTGCACCTCGACTTCGGCCCCGTCCTCTATTTCCAATTCAACCGGAGGAATGGCGTCCCTGCGTTCAATTAACGCAGCTGCGCCAAGATTGCTTCTGGGAAGACCGGTCTCAGCCATTATCAAAATATCCTACGCTGCATCGACGGAGACAGGGTTGCTTCTCTCAAACGACGAACCCCGCTGCTTGGGCCGTGGTGAACGGGTCCTCCACCTTGATAATTCCGTTCGTCCTCCCGGCGCTTGGCAAGTTCGTACATGGTTTCACCTTCCTCGCGCACGGATCGCGAACCACGGGGCATGATTTCTCCCGCTTGCGTCCCGCGTCCAATGTAACCACCCTGGTCATAACCGTGCAGACGCTTGAACCGTTCGTACATGGATTCACCGGCTTCGCGAACAGGAAGCGAGCCTCGCGGTGCAAGCTCCCCGGCCATCGTTCCACGGCCCACGTGACCACCCCGTTGCATTTGCGGAGGAAAAACGTCTCCTTTGATACGCTCACCGGGCGTAAAGGCGGGGTCCTCAACTCCTAAAAAACCAGGCACCGTAGAAACCGTTTCTTCCATGATCCTTTCGCTAGGCAAAAGGGACCCTTGCGGAGAAGGTGGAGGAACTGCTGGCGCACCAAACTGTATAAGAGTTGACCGGACGATATCAAATCGGGGGTCATTTATCTGAGCAAGATACTCCAAATCCCCACGATGCGTTTGAACGAAACCCACTATATCTTCCGTACTGCCGTGCCGCTGCACATCTACGAGACTTGCTACAATACCTGGGGCCTCCATAGGAATTCCTTGATCAGCCATTGCCGGTCCTCCATCTTGATACTGCTTAACTACGGGGCCACCTTGATTAATACCCTGGTACTTACGAATTGGCCTACCGCTATAGGGGTCATCTTCAAAAAGAACCCCACCAGGAGTATATGATGGGTCCACATCTCGTTTTAGCTGATCTAAAAGGGACTTCAAAATCATGGTATTCCGGCTTTTATTTTCAAAGATGTCCAATCTTCTTTCATCGTCCCACGATTTTATGTCGCGCTCTAAATCTCTGTGGCGTTCCTCATATCCAGGGTCCAGAGGAATCTCAGGACCCAGAAGTGGTCCCAGAGACTCACCAAAATCCCAAGAACCAACCGGTGGTTTAACTTCCATACCAGCCCTTTGTAACAAAGGATTACCAACGTCAGTTCCCGCTTGTAGAAGAGTGTCTTGGGGTCTTGCTTGTGCCTCTATATCCATACTAGGTGTATGCGCCGGTAATTGAGGCCGATACGCTGCTCCATAACCAACGTTGACCGGCATAATCGGAGTGTTCGTCGTAGCCCTGTTGTCTCGCAGTCGTTGAATTGCCTGTGATACGGGTCGTCCGATATACCCTCCTTCTCCTTCAGTGGCTCTGATATTAGAGGGTACGTCTCGTTCACGCATTTCTTGTGGAGCCTGATCATACGGAGATTCATATCCCGGTGGCGCTCGCAACGGAGTCTGAAGTATGTTCTCCCTAAAAGGCTGGTAGTCGGGCCTGCCTAAGTTAGGTGGTCCCGTATATCCTGGACCTTGCGTTGGTAAAGGTCCTTCTTGAGCAGTCCATTCTGGAAGAAGACCCCTTCCTTCCGCCTTCTTATAAAGGTCGTAAAGAGACCCAATACCAGAAAGTACTTTAGGAGCAACAAGGCTGGTTCCCATGGTAAAGGGTGCAGCCAAAAGAGAGGCCCATCCGGGAAGAGAAACCGGTTTAACTGCATCCCAGGCACCACTAATAAGACTACCCAGCCCACCCCAAAAACCGCCGCCGGGACCTTCCCGCGAAACATCGACAGAAGGGGGGATGCCACCTTGAGGTGCGTATGAAGTAGGGTCTTCGGTTATAATGTCTTCTTCAAATTCACGTCCCCATCCGCCACCACCACCATAATCGCCAGCGCCACCATATGTACCAGCTACACCTTCCCCAATCATCACGATTTCCTTCGCTTCTTCGGCCTACTCTTGAAGTAGTTGACCTGCTTCTCCCGCTTCACCGCTTGCGCTCTGGTCGAGTACGTACCCAGATTCTTGCCGCTCTTTGAAACGAGCCGATGTCCACCGGAAACTTTACGAATGGTCATGGGCGACGGTTACTTTTTCTTCTTCACCGCGCCGCCCTTTTTCTTCTTGACGACGCCGCCGCTTTTCTTTTTGAAGCCGTAAGTGCCTCGCGGCTTGCGTGTCGCCTTGGCGACGGCAATCCGGCCCTTTTCCGACATCTTCTTGTTGCGTTGGGGGCCGCGTGTCATTCCAAGTGATTCAGCTTTCCGTGCCGTATATGTCGCCATAATCGTGTCCTTTTCTAATAGCTGACTTCGTTAGAGGGTGATGAATTCATTATAAGACCAACTCCACTCCCGACCACACACCCTTGTTTATCCCCGGAAGTGTGAAGAATCAACGTCCAATCTTCGTTTTCCTCGTCAACCCAGACTTCATAAATGTCCTGCTGGTTCTTGCCGATAGCCGACAGCATCAACCTTTCGCCCCCCCACTTCAAACTTTTCTGCAAATTCTCGTAATTGGTGCAGGGGCTTCGGTGCTGGTAAATGCCGGTGGGAACCAGGGGAATGTAAAGCGGAGAACCGGCAGCTTCAGGTTCGACCTTGGTCGCGCAACCACTGCATAAGGCTATTGCCAAAGTCGCCACCGGGAGGGTCAACGCCATCATCTCACGCCCCCATAACTAGCGATTGAACAGGATTTTTCATAAAATGTCCAATGCCTTGGAAAACGGGCTTTTCGACAGAACCGCCTTGGGCATAACCCGGTATTTGTATCATCTCATCGACGTATGATTCCAGAACCTTGGTGCGGTCTAAAACCTCCTGGTCCCAGACAACGTAATTACGAGATCCTTTCTGACCGGGCCGACTAAATTGATCGAAATACTTGAGGCCGGGAATCCCTATTGCCTCTAAATCTGTCGCTACTTCTATTTTAGGCTTAACCCCTTCCAAAAAGGTTTGAACCTGCTTTCCGGTTAAATCCTCATATTTTAATCCCCGCGTCTCTGCCTCCGTTCTAAGAAATGAAGACAAACGCTGTGAATCTGTACTTGGACGTTTTTCCAAAGCCTTCATAAGTCCAGGTTGTTCACTCAGCGGCATATCCCAGTCTAACATCCTGGCGGCGTCCGCATCCGGAACATCAAGTTTATATAAAGCGCCTTTGTCTACACGTCCTACTTTCAAATCAAGTCTATAAGCCATGTTTTCCAGAGCCGCCATGTGAGACTGGGGGTTACGGGGAAAATTAAACCATTGCACTACCTTTGCCGGTAGCTCTTCCCCATAAGCTCTTTTCCACGCTTCCTTAAACGGCACTTCTTTTCCAGCTTCCATTATTCCATATCGCTCAATGTCACTTAGTCTATTTTTATACATTCTTGCAACATCCGGAATTTCAGCTGCATAAAACCCGTGTCCAAATGCGCCATGGCCTTCACCCGTACCTATGAAGGCTTTACTTGGTCTTCCTTTCGGAAAACCCTTTTCCGCCAGCCATCGGGTCGGCCCACCATGAAAAACAGTTACGCCAGCCCCTAGCATGTTCATCCCCAGAAGCTCATGAGTTATGCCCTCTGTATAAACCTTCATAGCATCTCTAATACGGCCTTGATCCATAAGGGCGTCAGAGGCTTCTCTTTCTCTATCTAGCTGCTCTCGAATCTCAGGAGGATACCTAAACAAGTCCACCACAGGTAGTTTGGCCTCTAGACCGACAAGCGGGTCCATGGGATCGCCAACCCAACCGCCTTCTGCAAACTCTGGAAGCGTGACGATGCCGCCGGAAGCCTTACCGGGATCGTATTTAAATTCCCGCAACGCCCTCATATTGCCAGAATCCAATACGGAGAAAGGCACGTCGCTATATAAAGTGTTGGTTTTGGCGTCCTCCACGTCAAACGTCATGCCTTCGACACTTTCATCCCCGGCAGCGTCCCACAAGCCGTTTGCGATTTCTCGCAATTTCTTAGACGTTATGTCGTAAGCTTCCACGTTGTTTCCGGCAACGCGAACATAGCCAAGATGCCTTATTCCGTATTCTCTGGGATGAGAACCAGGATGACCCGAAGCTATGTGTAACTCTTCCTCGTTGATCCCCAACTTTTTTAATAAGGCTTCTTTTGCTTCAGGCTCGTCTTTGGTCAGCTCGTTACCGTAGGCATCTATTTCTGTCGTTTCCAACTCACGCATTTTTCTCAAAATAAACCGACCAACGTCATATGTTAGAATTTCTCTTCCCTCCGGGCTTTCGGTCAGTTCATCATATTCATCCCCAATAGTCTCCGCTTTATCGGCCCAGTCTTTCCAATCGACATCGAAATTAGCGTCTATAGCATCGACCAACTTACGTACTACATGTTCCCGGACGATCATGTCGTGGTTGAAATCGCCAACGTCGCCATCAGCAAATTGCGCTTCTCCTTCGACCAGGAACCACTCGCCCGGTACTTCTTTAAAGGTAGGCTTGAAATCCTTGGTTATGCCCATGATTTCGTCGTATTCCCTCCGCGCCTGACGCGCCTCATCAGCTACGCTGCTCGGTGCATTAACCAATCTTTGTGCCGCTTCCGGCAATGTTCCAATGCCTTCTTCGGGCGGTGGAGAAAGGTCCGGTAAAGGTATGGCCTCTGCCGCTTCCGGCAACGTTCCGATGCCTTCTTCGGGCGTCGGCGTCATTAGTTCCTTGAAGTATTCCAGTCCCGACTTGTCCAGCCCAAACAATTCATGCGTCTTGGTTTCCTTTAGCCAATCCACCGCGTCCCCAATATTCTGTTTGTATTCGTCTGGAATGTAGGGCCACGCTTGCTGGACGGCGGTTATGATAGGAAACATTCTTCGACTGATCTGCTTTAATCCACCGATACCACGCCACATCGGGCCTTTGCCCGTGGGCCGTGGTTCTTCGCCCGGTTCCCGTAATTGAGAAGCGGCGGAGGCTGCACCCAGTAGGGCGGGTAAATGATGCGGACGACGACGAGGAAACAATTCGAGAGGGGGTTCAGGGAGTTGTTGAATATTTTCTTTATCTAATACCAAATAGCTTATAGAGCCTGGATCTTCCACGCTGTTCTCGTAAATAATACCGTCAAAGCCTTTCTTTTTAAATTCTTCAAATGCTCCTGGCATATTTAACAGCATGAACAAATCATGTTCAGATATAGGATTTTCTTCCGTCCCATAAGGATTGTTAAGGGTTATTTCAAAAGGAATTATTTTTTCTCCCCCTGGCTTCCCTCCTTTCATGCGCGAATAAGTCCCTTCTCTTAGACGATTCTCTGCTGCTTGCGCCGTTCCAAAATGAAATCCTCCGAAACCTGTTTTCTCAGGAAGACCCTCCTCTCTAGTACCGTGATAGACTTTTCTAACAAGGGGCCGTGGTTCGTCAGCCGTCTCCGTGGGCCGTGGTTCCTGAAATATGGAGGCCGCATGTTGAAAACCTGTAGGATCTTCAGCTATCTTATCAAGCGCCCTTAATAACTCAGCAGCTTTCTTAAACTGCCTTTCACCTACAGCAACAGCCGCATCACGGGCTAATTTCTGGGGTCGATTAAATACTGGGATTTTTCTATGCTCATCTGCATATTTCTTCATAAGCTGATGATAACGCTCTCTTATCGTATCAACCGATTCTGATACCCCCTTTGTTTCCCGATTGTAGTGAGCCAGCCCTTCGTGATTTTGTTCTATAAATGCTTCAAGATTAGGATTCTCTAGGGTTTGAACCTTACCCGCTATCTTGCTCCTGACTCTTTCGCGCCTAAAGGAACCCCATTCAGCTTCATTAGTTAAGACGTGTGTTAGGTCTCCTATATGTTCAAGAACGTTATCTAATTCAACAGCAACGCGCGAACCCAACACATCAAGCATAGCTGTTTCTGGGGCACCACGTTGAGTACTGCTTACAGTCTTAAATGCTTTGAGGGCCTCTGGAGATAGCTGCGTTGGTTCTCCTTTCGATCCAACCCAATGACCTCTCGTGGGCCGTGATTCATAAAATTGCCTCAAACGCTCTACGGATAAGGGACCCTCAACATCTTCAGCCCCTCTCAAATACCGTAATTCTACGGGTATGGTATCGCGCCCCGACTTCACCGCCTCTACAACTCTGTGGTTGCCTTCTATAATAAAGGGCTGACCGTCTTCCCTGACAAATACAAGAATAGGGGATGGCTTGTACCCTTCTTCTTGTATGCTTTCTTCAATAAGGTTTAATTTTTCACCGCTCTCCCTGTAATCCTCCTCGCCCAATGCACCCGGAATGTCCTTGAGTAAATCAGGAGAGAGGTCCAAATCTTCACGGAAATATCCCGTAATGTTAGCGGCTCCAACCTTTCTTGTAGAAGTATCTGAAGGAGCCGTCTGATAGTCTTTTTGAGCTTGCTTCAGCTTACTCTGGAGCCAATCCCCACCGGGGTTGTCTATATAAAGTTTAGGCAGTTCAGCCATAGTAGCTCCGGAGATATGTTGACGGCTCCTCCTCGCGCCAGTCGTCGCTCGGCAACTGGACGAAGTTGCCCTGGCGGTAGCGCATCAAAGCCTGTGTCGTGCTGTCAACCAAATCGTCGTACTCGCCAAAGGGGAATGCCGCGCACTCCTCTATCACTTCGTCGGCCCACCTGTCGTCCGGTGCCCAAATCATCCCGCTTTCAAACAGCGGCGAGACGGAATGCACCCGCGTAATCTTATCGTTTCCTTTGCTCGGAGTAAAGTTTACCACAGGTATTCCCAACTGCCGCAGTTCCTGCGTCAGCGGCATCCCGGACGCCTTGGCTTCGATTATGACCGTCTCCGGTTCCCAAAACTTGTATTGCTCCAGCGCCTTCTCCTTCAATTCCGGGAAATCCCACCGGCCCTTCTTCGAGTCCAAAAGAATTAAATTAGCCGGTCCCTCCTCCTTGGGATAGAAAACCCCCCAGGTGGTAATCGCGGAGTAGTCGGCTGTCTCCTGCTTGGAGAATGCCGTGTCGTAACTCTGAATGACGTACTCCAGTTGCGGCACTTCCTCCTCCTTCCACCGCTTCCACCACTCCTTCTTTATGATCGCC